TCTGGGAAGTCATTACGCTCTTCATTAATAAACCGGCCAAATAGTAGGTCGTACTTGATTGGATCAACCTCTGTGATTCCAAGGGCGTAGCAGACTAATGACCCAGCCGCTGATCCACGACCGGGACCAACAAGAATCCCGTTCTCCTTAGACCAATTAATCATATCTGATACGACTAAGAAGTAGGGGGCAAACTTCTTCTTCCTGATTACTTCAAGTTCTGTATCCAGCCTTTCATCATAAACAGAATCATTAATGCCTCTTCTAACCAATCCCTCGCGGCACAACTCATACAATTTATCGTTGGCACTACGCTTAGAAACTGGAAGCAAATCTACATTCTGAACATAGTCATAATCACCAATTTGATCTACAACAGAAAGAGTATTCTCATAGATATCAGTGCGAGAAATTCCCTGAGCCTCAAGATGCTGCATTATTTCAGCGCGTGACTGGATGTAGACATCGATATCCTTGAAACTGATCGGACGATCAGGATATAGGTAGTCAAGTCTCTCAAAGATATCTTTCATACCGCGAGACTTTTCAAACTCTGCTTCCTTATTGACATTAGGTTTGGTAGATAGGATTAGCAAAGCCTCTTCTACCGCACGCTGGTCAGCAGTGGCAAAATGACAGTCAGACGTAACAATAGGACCAACGTTATATTCATCTGCCAATGACAGCAGTCTCATATTCAATTCGACTGGGTTGTGTGGCTGAATCTCAACAAAGAAGTCTCTGTCAAAGCGGTTTTTAAACCATCGCATAAGAGCGGTGATACGCTCCTCATTCTCACGTTCGATTGCCTTGGAAATAAGTCCATTCATGCAGCCGGAAAGAACAATAAGGCCATCACCATAGTCATCTAGTAGTTCAAGGTCGATGCGGGGCTTACGATAGAAGCCCTCTGTCCATGCAACCTCAGACATGTGATGAAGATTCTTAAGTCCCGCCTGATTCTTTGCTAGCAAAATAATATGATTAAATACCTGAGTATTATCATCACGATTCTTAATATCACGACGGTCAAAACGATCAGTTTCAGAGATATAAGCCTCTACACCAAGAATCGGCTTCATGCCAAGTTCCTTAGCGGCACGCTGCATATCACGGTGACTAGAAAGAGTCCCGTGATCAGTTACTGAAACAGCAGTTTGACCAAGTTCCTTGGCAGCAGAAAGCAATTCGTGCGGTGAGCAAAGGCCGTCCATCAGTGAATATTGTGAATGACAATGCAGATGCGCGAAGTCCATTTACTTCCTTACTAATAATTGTTCAATAGGGGTTGTCTGTCGATACTTACCTGATGCATCCAAGCGCCGCTCTTATCAGCACTTTTCATAATAGGAGGAAATCTTCCCTCTATTTGAGCAATACCGGGATTTACTCCGCCATGATGGATATCATCAAAATATACTATAGCATCATCTGCTAAATGTTTTTCCCATGATTCGTAATCTTGAATTACCGCCTCAGCACTATGATATCCATCAATAAATAATAAACCTACCTTGGGACCAGTATATTTTTCTGATTCAAGGTACGAGTATCCAGTAATCCTAGTAACTAAAGTATTGTCAATTCCTAATCTATCTAGATTAGCATTATAATCATCTAGCGAGGAATATGCAATACCGGCTTCAACATAAGCACTCTCATTATCATGAGGATCAATAGAATATATGTGCGACCCAGTTGAACCGAAAGCCATTATTGAAGTTGATCGTCCCTTGTACGCACCAATTTCAATTATTGCTTGATCTTCTGGGACCGAACTAGCACATAGATAAAGAAGTTCTGCCTCTTTACGGAAGAACCATCCATCAATAGTATCTGTATGCTCCCAGAATGAATTTAAATCATAAATCATTTTATCTCCAAATTTTAGGTGGGGGCCTAAGCCCCCACCCTTATTATTTTACCATTCGCTAGATGATGATGTTGATACATCATCGTGAGATGATCCAGTACCAACATAAAATGCTTCCTGCTCTGCATATGGAACATCACGAACAGCGATCTTCTCTAAATCATAAAGTTCATATTCATTACCAGATTTTGCATCTGATGTGGGAAGCGGAATAATACTATAATTAGTCTCAGTTCCCATTCCCGCACGCTTCAAACGCCATACAACATTTGTAATGCTGCCAGTTTCTCCAGCATATTGGATTACTTCTGGCGTTGCAGACTTTGGCCCAGAACCCTGTGAAAGAATTGCAACGTAAGGGTCTTCTGCTCCATCATCAACTAAAACATTAATGTATAGACGACTACGACCTTTCCATCCAGCCTTAGGGTCTTTACGATGCTGCTCACAACCATAGCATCGACCTTGATCATCAATGCTACAAAGAGCCTTGCGACGATAATCTGAAGGATTTGTATGCTCAACCGCAATAAATCCAGCGCCTGCTGCACTATCATATGCGGGAGAATCAGGGTCAAGTTCCTGAAGAAATCTAATTTTTACACTCTGACCATCATTGATTTTAAGCCAACGGCCTCGTACTCCATCGCCACCAGATGAGGGCTTATCCAGTGCCCGATTCATTGCATTTAAACCTTTAACAATACCCATTTTATATCTCCTAATATATGTTTTGTGTAAGGGCTATATGTTGCCCTGTACTAATATTATACCATTTAGTAGAGGTTTCGTGAAGTGTATTCTACATGAGGCATAGAATTTTTTATACAAGCCACTATCTCTTCATCTGTCAAATCACCAGCATCTTTTGCATCATGCGGATAAACAATTGAATCATTCCACATTGCCCATTCAATATCTTTATTTGATAAAGAATTTGCTATAGACATTCCTAAATCTCTGCCGGGATTATGACCCTTGCATTTCTCAGGATAACATTTTCTACAATTGTCAGCAATATGATTTTCACGATTATCAAAATCTGTCATGATAATTATTTTGCTGAAATATCTGTTAAGATTTGCGAGATTGTCCTTGGATATGTATCCCCCCAGAGTGGCGACCACGTTAGGAAATCCAGCGCCGTGGATTCTAATTGCGTCAAATGAAGATTCGCAGACGATGACTGTGCCACCGCACCTCTTTGCTCTATGCAAATTGAACAATGTCTTGGATCGTGGGAGATTTCTTGAGTTCTTAAATGACTTTTCATATATACCTCTTCCTACCAGTCCAACTGGAATGCCATCAGGACTATGCACTGGAACAATAATCATATCCTGTTTTTCAGAATACCCCAGTCTGAAGTACTCTATTAGTTCATTATTAATACCGCGACTACCTAAATAATTTTGAGCATCATAGTGTATTAACATAAAGTCATACATAATATCAAGTTTAGCCTGATCAAACGGAACAAAGTCCGGTCTATCATCTAATAGATAGGCAAGTTCATCCTCAAAATTTACGACTGTTTCATTTTTACATGACTGAATAAATCTCATCGCTTCAAAATCGTTACGGTGAGATATTTCTTTTACCAGTTCCAGAATCGTGCCAGCGGCATCACATGATGGATTAAAGCACAGGTACAACCCTTTCGTGTGGCTAACCGAAAAGGATGGAGTGTTTCTATTTCCATGAAATGGGCACAAGCAAAGAAAGTCATTATACGTTTCTCCAAAGATTTTTAGTCCCAACCCACTAAGAATAGACTTAACGTGGGCAGGACTATATGTATCCATAAGCATTAATGATCCCTTGGTAGTAACCTTTGCCCTGCCAGTCCTTCATATTGCAGAGCCTTCTTCTTTCCAACAAATATACCATGAACATATATTTGAAAACTATACTGATCTTTAACTTGATCATATTCAAGATGAAACTGTGAATCAAGGTCCAAGACGGGGATATATCCAGACATTCTCATGCTATGAATAATCGTATTCTCATACTGGGCACGCATCCTAGGTATTGATGAATCATCTTTTATAATTCCATCAAAGCCAAAAGTTTTTATTTTTCGATTATTCATAATAGTTATCCTTATTCTATATTTATAATTATATCAGAATTAGGATAACTCTTCGTAAATCTCTTTCACAATTCCGCGATCAATATCCCAGTCAAGGTAGAATCCAAACTCTGTACCGTGACGATTTTTACGATGAACAACTTCAATAATATTAGTATCTGGTGTTCTATGTACTGCTAGGGCCATATCAGCGTCATACTCAATAGCCTTTGACCATGCAACTTGAGAAAGCATCGGTGGATTATCTTGATCAGAAACATCATCCATCGTAGCCGCCGTAATATCAATCACAGGGATATTATTGCTCACCGCAAGGAGTTTGAATTCACGAGAAATATTACGATTTCTTTCTACTTCATTCTTTGACTTCTTAGTATCATTAAACAATTGATGATAGTCAAGGATTACTAGGTCAGGGCGATGTTGATCAATCTTTCCCTGAACAGTCTGTGGAGTAACATCTGCCGTACCTTCATTAGATACTAGAACAAATCCATTCTTATCTGCAAATTTTTTAGAAGCCCAATGATTGAAGTCATCCAAATTAATATCACCGCGAGAGAACTGGCTGGCACGGAAAATTCCAGAACCAAGCATCGTATAAATACGGTCGCGCATATTCTCTGGACTCATTTCCAATGATACAATCATAGGCTTGAATCCTTGCTCCCATGCCTTGCAGGCAAGGTACGATGTAAACCATGTCTTTCCACGACCGGGCCAACCAATAGCCACAATTAAATGGCCGGGTGCCATTCCAGTAGGGTAGGCCAAATCGATAGCCTTGAAGCCGGTAGAAATACCGGGACTACCACCCATTTGAGCGGCACGTTCACGAACTGCTTCAATGTGTCGCTCGGCATCTTCCCAATCAGTAATGTCCAAGTCTCTTACATTATTAGTATATTTTGCTAGGCCAGAGATTTCTGTCTGAATATCTGATATTACGCGAGAAGCAGCATTACCTTTAAGGTTTGAACCAGCATTCAAAAGAATCTTCTTAACTTGAGCAGAAAGGTATTCATTCTTTAACTGATCAACATAGTATGCAGTCTCAGCCTTTACCTGCTGCGGAATGAAGTCCTTATACCTATCGGTAAGAATTTCAACGTCTGGAACAGCGCGAAACTTATAATAATAAGCCTTCAAACCTTCCCATACATCACGATGTGAAATAAAAATATCATCCACATTATCTGCTAATAGGGTTGAAATATCCTTATTCTTACATACTGCACTAATAACTGCTGACTCAGTGTTCACTATTCTCCTTCACCATCTGCTTGGTCTTCTCCCTCATCATAACACGCTTACGCATATCTTCTTCAGACTTTTTCAACATATCATCTAAACGATCAAAATTGTACAGGAACCATTGTAAAGTATGTCCAGAACGATTAGATAATCTAAAATAGTATGATATAAGTTCTTTGGCTCTATCAAAACCAACACTTTCTACAACATCTATCATGGCCCATTTATCACGATACTTATTTAAAGTACATGGCTTATTATATCTGTCTAAATATAGTGACGAGTATAGATCAAGCAGGGAGAAGGCAAGTTTATTATCATTAGCCTTAGCCATTACCCTTAATTTCCTTCTGAATCTCGTTTACCTTTTCGACAACCTTATTTTCAACAAAAGAATAGACTCGCTCAGTAGCGGCATCTACAGTTTCACCGTCACGAACATAATCTTCTACACCGATGGATACGCGAAGATTTTCAAAATTACCAAGATTCTTTGTGAACCCCAGTTCAACCCTTACGTTTGTCACTGGTTTTGTCTCTGTCATTTCTCTCCTGACTTATAAATCCAATAGGTAGTTCTTCAACATCGCCATCATTTAGTCTTTCAGCAAAAATTATCCATCTATCTGATATTGCTATCAAAGAATCGACATCTCTATGCTCAAGTGCTAGTTGTGTGGCCTTCTCTAAAGTACTGAAAGTTTTTTTAACAGACTTTTTATATTGTTTGTCCATTACCATTCCGGCTGCTTCCATACTGGAAGGAAGTCGCCGTTGTCTCCCTTCACATATAGTATAGTATCATTTCTAAGAATTGCTTCCAACTCTTTTTTGCTAGGAGCATTGGTTGGATTTTTAACACCATCAAATCTTGGCCTGCCAAGATTCACTGTAATTATATAATCATGTAACGCACGGATATCATCTTCACTGAAAAAATATCGTCCTTGTTTTTCAGGGTATCCTATTGTATAAGTTCTTTGTGGTGGTCTTATGCATCCAGTATTAACATATCTTTTAATGCTATCTGGGTATCTATCAAAAATTTTGGCTACATCTTTAAATGAATAAGCACGTTGCATACGAGAACGACTATCTGATAAAACGTATGCAACGCGCTCACTCTTAGGATAATTCCATGCAATAAGTAAATCTTCTGGACGATTTACAATTAATGTTTTATGAAGATCATTGTTCAGGAAAAAATACCTGAGCGTCTTAGAAGTTTTTCTTCTTTTTGAGTTAACCATGACCCCAGTCCATTATTTGATCTATTTATAAACCATCTTTTACCACACATAGAACAGAATAATTCTATTCTAACGTATGAGGAATAACATCGGTCTACAAAAACTCGTCCCTTGCATTTTTTACAATTCATGTTATTTATTACGGCTGTAATCCATTTGAACTGTTGTTAGAGACAACAGTCTCGCTTGCTAGTGATGGGCCATAATTTCCAACATTAGCACTGACAATAGAGGTAAGAACTGAAATTATTGCTGCCGTTCCACTTACTGCAAGTGCCTGTGTCCAATCAACATCCAAAACTGTTACTGAGCCAGCAGCAAAAACTGCTACTAGGGCTTGGGCAAATGTTTTCAATGCTCTTTCTAGTACTGCTAGTCCAAACTGTTTATTCCACATTTTTTCTCCTTAAGCGGTAAACGTCTTACCATCTACTACGCATGTATAGTCATGGATTTGAATTAATTGAACATGAGGATAATCATTAACCACATGAGCGACAGCAAATCCCGCCTGCCAGTTCTTTTGGATAGAGTAATCCATCTGATCTTCATCACATAAGTGACCAATCTCAAATCCTCGTAATTCCTGACCAGTTAAATTATAAGTCTGGAAATATGATCCCATCCGATGTGAGTGTCCACGAACTAATGAAACACCCCAATTATTTACATCATTTCTTACTGATTCTCCAGAATGTTTGGAAATAGATTCACCATGATGTCCATACATATCTCCAAAACGTTTGACTGGGGGGTCTTGCCAAAGATGCCATTCAAAACCATTTTTCTTATATTCATATAAAGTATCTGGATTCAAAAGTTCTAGGAATTGCGGAGCCTTCTTAGCAAGGTAGTCTCCATGCCTAGTCCAGCCATGATTACCATCATGAAAATGTTTATCAGCATTAGGGGCAAGTCGTTTGATTTCTGCTAGGAAATCTCTTGTACCTTGCACTCCACCATCATTGATTGAGATTGAGGCTTCAAGTGGTTTACCCTCTGCCCAACGGCTTGTTGAATCTGCATCATCAATATCACCTAGCAAATCAATAGCATCTGGCTTTAACCATTTTAAAACTTTAAACCATAATTCTACTTTACGAGGATCATGGCGGGGAAAATGTACGTCCGAAACCATCAACCATTTTAGATCGTTAGTCAATTTATATCCTTTGTTAGATTAAATATTTGCAGATTCTACGCCAATTGCTATTACGTTCACAACAATGCTTCCATTATATTTTGTTGAACTTGGATTATATGCGTGAACTTTGCATCCATCTTTTGTTATGGCAGATACACAGGCAAACACATATCCACTAGATGGAGTAACTTCTGCGGTGGCAGTGACATGCGGGGCCTGCGAAAATACACCATTGAATGGTACATTAAAGGTTTGTAAAAGTCCAGTACCGTTAACCCTATTTGAATATCTAGTTGAATATATTCTTGTTTCTTCCGCCCCGTAAGTTGTAAGTGTGGTTGCACCAGTATGCATTGTGTACAAACCTTTTTTATTTGTGTTTACTTGGTTTAAACCTAAATCAGTACAAAAATCATATAAGGTATTGATTGTTTCAGCCATATTAGTAATTAATGTTGCTGAAATTACACCATTATTGGCTGTATTATTTACAGCAGCCATTACTTACCATCATCCTGTTGAGCAGATTGCTGTTGTGATAATGCTTCTAGTTGTGCATCTTTAGCCTGAATTTCTTGAGTAGCCTGAGCCTTAAGTACAGCGAGGCGGGTTTCATATTCAGAAGTAATCTGACCAATACGTTGTTGTAGTTCTTGCACTACAAGTTCCAATGTTCTATCTTGTGACATGATTATCCTTTCATTTAGATATTAGTATATCATAAGAATTATTTAACTGCCTGCCGCTATCCATGCAACGCCCACGCCGACACTGGCGATACTACTACTACCAACATTATAAACATATAGGTTAAATCCAGAAGCGGTAGTTGATATTGCCCTTGGTACTAATGTTGCTGTACCACCGGGAGCAGTTGACAAACTAACTGTAACATAGGGTACTGAATTAAATGGCGTTGCAAATGTTACTTGTACAAATGCTCCAGCAGCAACGGCATATGAAGCAGTTACAGTAGTACTACCACCTTGCACTGCTTTTGTTGGGACATCATTAAAATTAATTATTGTATTAGAAGTAGCAGAACCAAAATATATTTGGTTGTTCTGTCCTGAATCTACATCTATAAAAAATCCTTTTTTAGTACCCGGTGCTGGCGACCAATTAGTATAAAATGATGTAGCATTTCCATTAAAATGAAACTCAGTAGCACTAATATAAAAATCACTTTGTATTCCGCCACTAGACATCCCATACGTCCACGGTGTATTTACAGTATAAATACTTACGCCAGAAGTAGTTCCTCCACCGGATATATCTTCATAATACGTTGAAAGATTAAAATTAGAAGTTTGATAGTTTACAAATGTTCCGCTACCCGGTGGTATTTCAACTGATTGAATATTAGTGCTTGGATAAAAATCTACTCTTCCAGATGCTGATTGATAAGATAATGAGGATGTAGATATTAACCAATTACTTATTTGTCCAGTAACTGCTTTTAAAGAGCCTGTATTTGTAATACTAAATGGTGCATTTGCTGCTGTTGAATTTCCTGCCCAAAAAGAGTACAGTCCACTATTTGCTAATGCTACATAACTTGTACCAGTACCACTATACAATGAAGAGGCAGTTACTGTCCAGCCCGCAATTGAAGCACCGCCACTTGTAAATTTTACTGTATCAGATAATGTAAAATTACCAGCAGTATCTAAATAAAATGGAGTGTTTGCATTTGCAGAAGCACCAGTGCCACTATAAAGTTGTCCTAGGGGCGAAGATGCATTTGATTTTATAACTATAGGTGTAGTGTTTCCAACACTTATTTGTTGATTAGCCTGAAGAGTTCCTGTTACTATCTTATCAGCACTAAGGTCAGAAATATAGGCATTTGCAAAATATGTTGTTGTCTGTGGCAGAACTCCACTAGAGAACTCAGACTTATTACCACTTCTATCTACCGCCCTGATAAAGAAATACAATGATGTTAGAACATTAGTAGGAGCAACAATTGATGCGGTTCCAGATACCGGAACAGTCAATGTCGCTTCACTATTTACACCATCTACCCTAGCATACCTCACATCACCCAGTTTTGTTGCTGAGGATGCTACGTTGACACTGGCAGCATATACCTCAAAGTACGCAGTATCAGTTTCAATCACTTGTGAGGCACTAGTATATCCATTTATTTTTACTCTTGTAGTTAAGGTATTTAAATAATCTGCGGAATTATTTGATACTAATACTAACGCTGCTGATGGGGTAGATGGAGCAGTTGTATCTGCTGTAGCCGTGAATGTAAACTTATTTGACCAATCAGAGAATGACGCGCCATCCTTAGCGCGTATTTGAACATCATATGATTTACCGGGCACAAGACCCTTTATTTGAATGTTAGCCATTTATTCTCCTATGAATATAAGTATATCTCATATTCAATATCTACGGATTCCTGTGCTGCTTTTATTATTGGACTTGGAAGAACCGATCTTGAAACTAATCCATGATAAATATTAAAATTATTAGAATGACTAAATTTCAAAGAATCAAAATAGAGAGCCACGGAACCTGACGGGCAAATATAGGATATTTCAAGTTTTGATAATATATCATTATATAGTGAACCTTTAGATATTGTTCCTTCTAAAAAGTTAACGCCCGCAGATACACCAGCATTAGAAATTAAAGTTATAGCATTATCTGGACTAGAAGAAGTAATAGTTGAAGTATCTTGACCCTTTACAGTAATTGATGCTGTTCCTGTTGAATATACAAGGAGTTTAGCCGTGTCAAAATTATTGGAAAATCTTTGCGTATCAATCTCAAGTGACCCGGCTGGAGAACTTGCTGATCCAATTGCTATAGAAGAACTTGTTGATCCTAAAACTACTCTTTGTGAAGATGTTGAAACTGCTACATTTAATGTTTTATTAGAAAGTCTTGGAGAATATAATGCATAGGTACTTGTTGAAGTACCGCCTGTCCATCCTAAATTGGATACATCTTCATCAAAATTCGTTAATATTTTATCCTCAAATAAATCTGGTGTTTGATTAATCGCATTTGTAAAAACTCCTAATTCATAAATTATGCAATCTATTCCTTCTGGAATAGTAGCCTTGAATTTAACACTTTTAGGAGTTTTAAAATATCCTGTAGCACCAGACATTGATGCAGTATTAGGATGAGACATTGTTAGACTAGCACCAGATATTGAAACTATAGATACAGTTGCAGATGAATTTATACCTGTTCCTGTCAATGACTGCCCAACGCTTAATCCTGCTGAAGAGCCTACAACAACTTGTGTAGAACCAGCAGAACCACTAATTGTAGTAGATGTAATAATACTATTTATTGGACTTCTAGTTGTTATTGCAAATCTTGATATTTCATAATTTAATTTATAATCATTAATTGTAGCAGCAGTATTATATGCACCTACAGCAATAGATGAGGCCCAATCTTCAATGATGCCAGCCATATATTGATGAATTACATCTTTACCATTTGAAGTAATAAGATTATTACTTTCTGAAATCATTTCATCATTTTTATAAACTCTATAAATACCATGCATATTAACCACCACTCAATCTAAACTCATACTCTGCCGCGCCTAAAACATCATTACAAGAAATGGTTGCTGTAACCGTTGTTCCACCATCAGCAGAAAGTTCAATATTTTGTGACACAAGGGCTAGATTATCTGGGGTTGCAATATCCTTTGGTGTAAATGGTTGTATCTGAATATTTGGAAGTTCTGGTGGCGTCCACTCATATGGTTCTTGTGTAATTAAATTTGGACTATCTTGAACATCATTATTAACTTCGGCAGATAATAATCCATATAAAGTTTCTGCTACGCTTTCAGTATCACTAATTTGATCTAATTGTTGAACTGCTTGACGTGAACCCACCTGTTCAGCAATTAAATTTTTAATTATAGATACGATATCAGAGTCAGACATATTATAATTATACCATTACGACTAAATATGTAAACTTCTCAATTTGAGATTAGTTGCCATGCCGCCCTCTCCAAAGGAGTGTTCTACTGATGAAAGTACAAATGATGCTGATATATTTTTTAATGAATATGTCATATATACATAATCTCCCGGTTCAAGGCCGGGGTTGCCAAATGTTTCTATAGCATAAAGTTGATTCATTGCATATAAGTTTTTAGATATATCTGAATTAATTGTTTCAGCAACATTTTGACTGGTACACCAAGGAGCATTAATTTCAATATTTTGTAGCCCCGGCATGGTACTTACTTTTGTAGTAAATTTTTGATCAGCCTGTACTACTATGGCTTTGCCAGCAATTCCTAATGAATTTGCCTCACCACTTTCAATTACTGGAAATAGTACTGTATTAGACCTATTTCTTACTGCAATTTTTGTTCTAAATGGAGTTCCGATTAATGTTGATATTTGAAAATCATCTGGGTTAGCATTATAAAATCCCACTAGACCGCTTGGCTCTGTAATTTCATAATGATAATATGGAATATCACCATTAAATTTAACGTCATATATAGATATTCCTCTAAGTAATGGTTTTGTTTTAAATGAAAATGGTCTTTGAACGGCTGCGGGAGTACCATATGGAGAAAGCAAGTAATCTAAACTATTTTTAGGTTCTAAGGTATTAAACCCATCCTCATCTCCACCAATATGCTGACCATTACAGACAGCCTCTAGAGAATTAATATAAATAGTAGTATCTGCAACATTATTTCTACTAAATAATCCAAATGTTCTACCGGCCCTAACAAGTCCCGGCGCTACAATTTTATCTGTAAACTTGTTATTTGCAAGATTTTTAAATTGAACAATTTTTCCATTAACTTTAATTGTTATAGTTTTTGTTTTTATATCTACATAAAGATCAATAACATAATTTGTTGAAGGTTTTTTCTGTGGTGGTGTTAGCCAAACAACGTGTCCTCTACTTTTAATAATTTTTTTAGTCTTTGGGTCTCTTTTTGGAACACCTTTTGTATTTATATATGTATCCTCAATCATATAATCTTTAATCATATATGCAACTTTATTCGAATTTGCAATTGCACCATATCTAATATGACCGGGATTTTTAGCGCCTTTCTTTGTATTAAATTCTATAAACATTCCTGTAGCAAAATTTGCTGCAACTCCATATGTAAAACTTACAGCACCACCAGAAGAAGTTGGATCAGCACCAATAAATATTCCAACTGAACCTAAATTATCCTTAGGTTTTATTGAAACTTGATAATGATTATATAATTCACTATCTTTTTGGTAGAAACCTAAATAATTAATTCCATTTTTAGGAGAAACTATAAGTGGCACCCCACTAGAATTTGTATCAACACTTTGTCCCAAAGTCATCGAATGTCCGACGCCTTTAAATACACTAGAATCAGAAAAAGTATTTTTATATTGATGTGCAGCAGCATTAGTACCGAAAAGTCCGCGTTGAACATTCATAAGGTATCCAGTTGGATAATATGATATATGAGATACAGATTTAGATGCAACTCCCGCACATGAAATATTATAGTTAGAAACAGCAGTATCTTTAAATGTGAATGTAGCAGATGTTGTTGCAGTTAATGTTACAAATTTATTAAACGTATCTGGCACAGAAATATAAATTGTATCTCCTACTGCATAAGTATTATATGCAGTTATTGTAACAGTTCCTACCGAAGCATTTCCTGAAGCAGCAGTTATTGCTACAGCATTATCTGAACCTATGCGATTTGCTACCTTATTCAATAAATCTTCATTAGAGGTAATAGTTTCATTAACAGAATATCCTGCTAAATATGGAGTAAATGCATATTCTTTACCACCCCAGTATATAATTTCATTTTCAATGATCCCATATCCACTAAAATTATAAATTTTTCTTTGAAGTGTATTAGCAGATGCTCCAGCATTCCATAATGCTGTTCCTGCTTTTATTTTATTATCATCAATAGCAATTGGATATTCTATATACGCACAGTCAAGGGCGCGTTTATCATTTGGTTTCCATGGCGTTTGAGAATAATTTGACAACACTTTTTGACCACCATCAACATTTTCATATGCATTTTTAACAGTATTTGCTGCTGAATATGAAAGATTTCTATATGTGGTAGTAATTGTTCCAATTGGTTCTTTAAAATCTTGAGTTATTGTTGAAATATTAGGAATAAAAGAATTAGATGCCGTATCAGTTAATTGAAAATATCCAGATAGTCCATATGAAGAATTTGAATATGTTGTTGACACTGATTCTCTTAATAAATCTTTGAACTGTAAAATACCATTATTGTCAAAGGAGAATGAAATTTGCCAACTTAAAAATATTTCGGAGAGCGCAGCCCATAATGTTTTTTCATTACTAGAAAAGAAAATATTATTAGTACCATATCTTTTTATTGATATACCATCAGATACTTGCTGCAATGATGTACGATCATAGTCTGAAAACCCGCCAGCCTGAAGTAAACACTCAACTATTTTTTTCCAGTCACCTATTTGATGTGGAGTTTCTGATGACATTAATAATAAATCTGGTGCATTCATTGTTTGTAACTGTTTACCATAATCTGAAAGTGGAATTGAAACTGTTTCAATCCCATCCATTGACCAATTATTAGCATACATTGTTGCAAGTTTAACTTGTGCGCTGGAAGAAGGACTCACAGTATCATAAATATTTGAATATATTGTAAACTTTACTTCTGGCATAATAAGCCCTGAAAGTGGACTATTACTATTATTATTAAATACTTGAAATACTGAACCGCTATTTCCAATAACATATCTAGGTAAGTTTTCTAGCACAATGTTTCCATCATTTGTGCTAGACATACCAACTGGTACAGGTAAGTTTCCTTCATCTATACTTAATTTAACATTTCCACTTACCATAAAATTACTTAAATCTAACTTAAGCCTTGGAGATATCTCTATGACCCTAACTCTTAAATATTTATCTGTATCATCACTATAGATTGCCCCACTTAAATTAAATAGTACACGAATACCTTCTATATTTTTATAGTTAGAAGTAGAAAGTGTTCCACTCACTGAATCAATTTGTGGATATGTTATTGATCCAGTTGTCCATGCAGATGCAGACCCATTCCACCTTAAAATAAATGAACCATTTTGAATAACTGATGCTGTACTTATTGTTGCAGCAGTATTCCAAGTTCCTGATTCTTTTACATATACCGTAACATTTGTGATTTTACCATCATACATGTTTGGCATATCAATATTTTGAGTTTTAATATATATTTCATTAGTTTTTACTGATGTATTATATACAGAGAATATATTAAATGATGCTGTTGTAAGACTATCTCCAGACCGTGGAGTTATAAAATATTTAAATTCATTAAATGGACTAAGTGCAGTGGGAATTAAGTTAATATCGTTCTTAGGACCATCTATAAATCCATCCATAGTAATATAGTATTGAGAAATAATATTATACGGTGAAGTTGTACTCAAAAGATCATTCTCAAGTAATTGATCCCCCGGCCTATGTGGAGTAAATATTTCAGAAAGTCTATCTACCTGTAATTCAAGAATCTCGTCAGAAGAAACTTTAGCCACACTAAAATTCTTAAAAGCAACACTTGCAGTTCCTGAAGTAATCGTTGCACATGCTTTTATTGATATATCAATCCTATCAAATTTTGTGCTACTTTCTGAATTACCAGTAAATATTATTTCAAATTTATTATAAACATTATCAACAAGTTTTACTGTTTTAACATCTATATATTGTGACTGAGCATTTCCTGCATAGTATGGAGTTATTTTAATTAAATAATCTGTATAAATATCATCAAACGATGAGGGGAAGGCTGTTATTTTTGCATCAAATGTAACTCTAACAGCATTTTCTAAGTTTAATGTTGAAAGACCAGTGATTGATGATGCTGAAGTGAAAGTATTAGAATTTACACTTATTGTTGCTGATGACGTTGAAGTTACATAATAATTATTCGCAGCAGAATTACCAGAATAATATCCATAAATATCCGGCTGAGTATATAAATGATGATTCCACTGAGCATGAATAGTTTGATCAGTATCTAGGAATTGCTTAGTTTTAACAAGATCAAGTGCTGTATCTTTAACCGTCATTATACCTCTTTAAGTGTCATAGACACATCCCATAAATCATACCTACCTGTGACTACTGTACCGCCGCCATAATATCTTTTATTAACCGTAATAGAAAATGAATCTATATAGAAGTTTACAGATGTACTATTTGTGGGTGATGCTGTTGGCATTGTAGTTACGGAACCTCCTGCTGCTGGATTAATAACTAAACCGCCAGAAGATGCTGTTCCTGATCCTGCTAAATCAGCAAATATATACCCTGTAAGGGTAGTATTATAATTATTATTATAGAATAATTGCAAGTCTTTTGCCCCTGCCCCATAATCTACCGTAATAGATGATGATGAAGGTAAATTTGACCATGATAACGATAGGCTTCTTTTACCGGCAACAACAAATTTTCTAGTATCTCCATTAGCCATCTGTACGGATTTTTCATACCTATCAAAGCCTAACTGGAATGGGGCGCGGGAATGATCAGAAAGCATAAAATAATTACTTGCTGTTGAAGGATAGTATCCTTTCAATATTATAGCCGGGGCCAATTGAAATGCCATTACATCACCCTATTAGTTCTAATCTGTCTCGTCATTGTTGCATTAATCTTGTTAATAACAATATCAGCAATTTGTTCAGGAGATTTATTTGCACCATTAATATGGATATGATTAGTAATATCTCCCATACCCATTTTACCATCTGCAATTGATTCTAGCAAGGGAGTCAACTTATCAGTTAATTCTCTAGTTACTACTGTTTCACCAGTTTGTAGTAAAGCAGCAACTTCACCAGTTTTAGAATACCCAACCTTAGTTCCATCATGATATTTTGGAAGAACCATTCCACCCATTCCATAGGCACTAGTTATATTTCTTGCCATTGGAGAGAAATCTGAGGTTGCTTTTAATGTTCCTGTAGCAGCAGAAAAAGGAATTTGTCCAGCGGCTCTGGGTGCCCTAGGCGCAGGATTTGCAGTAGTTCCTGCACGACTAGGTGTTGGTGGTTGTGTTGGTCTTGGTCGTGGGGCAGGTGCTGGAGTAGGAGTTGAGGTTACTGTATTTGCAAGCCTTCGTGCCTGCAAAAATCCCCAGTCTCCCACACCAGTACCATTTGGCCCATAAATATTTGAAATATTTACTCCACGGCCTCCGCTTGACTGTAATATTCTTCCTCCACCATAATAAAATGCAACGTGATTTGGATCATGAACGCCGCGACTATCTTGAGGACCATTAGCAGTTCTCCAGAATACTAAATCTCCCGGTTTCATTTTTGAACTACGATAATCTTTTGTTACAAGACTACCAAATTGCATCTGAGTTGGAGAAAATGATTCTAAATCCATTCCTATTTCTTTTAGAACAGCATGAGTAAAATTAGAACATCCAAATCCTTTTTTAAAGGCTTCATTAAAAGTAAAAGCCAAATCGCTATACCCACCCTGTGAATCTTTATGTGCATAGTCAATTTGACCAGCATAATTACTAGCCCACTTCATTAATGCTGGAAAATCACGGTTGCCACCTCTATATTTTACATATGAATGCCATGGACCCGGTGGATAGGATGATGAAGAACCAGAACCAGTAGTAGAACTACCACCATTAGAGCCACCACTACTAGCACCACTGGAACCAAGACGGGACATTAATAATTTAGCAATTGATGGATATGCTCCAGACGCAGGATGTTTACCCATATTAGACCAAGATGTTCTGTTCCCATTATCATCAACAATCCAACTTGGATGAGATTTTATTAATCCAGCAACATCAACAATATGCATATTTGAATGTCTTGAATTTACTGCTGCAATAGTTGAATTATATTTTTGAGCCTTATTCCAAGCATTTGTATACCAATATACATCTCTGTCTGTTCCGGCAAGGCTCATAACTTTTTCTATTTCAGCATCAAACATCGACGCATTGAACCCGGCCTCAAAGTGTCCTGTGGGATAGGGGCCGGGACCATTAGTTCCAAGAGATACTGCTATTTTATTAGGCCAATTCTTTATAGAAGAACCCCATTTAGAAATAGCCTGAGTAGGAGTTATACCACCCTGATAAGCCTTTCTAACAGGTCTTCCTGCATAAGTATCTGTAAAGTATGGGTCGGTATCTCTCATTATAGAGTCACCCATCATTACTAATCCACCATTAGCATATTTCTTAGCATTAACAGCATCAAAGAAGCCGGTTCCATAATGACCAACCGCATCTGCTTGAATAACATATTCACCATTTGAAAGCATTGCAGGAATACGATCATCTTTAGGACCGCCCGGTCCAGAAATTGGGCCTCCAGTTGCCCTTCCAGCGGGTGGAGTTGATCCAACAAGGCTTCTTACTTGATTAAATACTTCTTGATGAGCCTCTACTTGTTTTATAGAGCCATAGAAAGAAAACATAGCGCCACTGATTGCCTGATCAGATGTTAATGGTGTTTTACTATTTGTTAATCTATTTAAAGCATCTTGGACAATTATTGTAAGTCCAGTCTCGCTAATAATACCTTTAAGTGATTCAACAAGTGCGTTAAATTTTGCTGGGTCAAATGATCCCTTACTGGTCTTAGCCCAAAGATCGGCAATATATTGATTTGCTTTATCTGCCGGTACACCCATAGCAACAAGTTGATCACGCAATTTAGCAATTAGACTATCTTTTAATGCTGATTCGGGAGTAGAGAAATATACAATTTTTAATTTATCCTGAATTTGCTGTAGAACTGTTTGTGCCTTGTCACCAGCAGCAGTTTGTTGATCTTCTTGCGCTTTTGCTGATTTTGCTGCTGCATCAGCCGATTGCTTAGCAGCATCAGATAACTGCTTAGCCCGATCTTCAGCCTTTCTTCTGGCCTCAAGTGCTTTAACTTCAGCATCTCGTACTCTTTCAATACGCTTCTTTTCTGCCTCAGCCGCAGTAATTTTCTTATCTTCAACAGCAGTAATTCTTTTTTCTTTATCATCAGCGGCTTTTTTATCTTGTTCATTAGCCAATTGTTGACGTAATAAATCAGCACCAGCAAGATCACCAGAAGCCAAGGCTTCATTAATTTGTTTCTTAAGACCCATTTCAGTCAATAGGAAGTCATTATTAGCCTGTTGTTCTTCTCTAAGTTTACGACGAGCGTCACGTTCTTTATTGATTTTATCAATAATTTTATCTTGTGCATCGGCAAGTTTATCATATTTAGATTTTATTGCTTCGTCTTCTGCCTTACGCTTATCTTCTTGTGCGAACTGTGCTTGAAGTTCAGCAACTTTATCTGGCTGTGAAGAACCAGAATCTGTTGAACTACTAGAACTTGTTTTAGAATTACCTTTAATGTCTTCTGCAACTTTACTTGCAATATCAGATAGAGCAGCCTTATCTTGATATGTTCTAACAATAAAGTCCATATATACTGGGTCTCTTGCAGCCTTTCTAAATGTATCAATATCTGTTATTACTCCACGCATCATCAAGGCTGACGCTCTAGAAATATTAGCAAATGATACATCTCCTTCTCTAGCAAGACCGTTCATTGCATCTGCAAGTTCTGGCGATACATTTTCACGAATATTTGAAACTAATGAATTGAATTGACCAGTCATCATCTGGCCCTGTTCCTTAGTCTGATTACTATATAATGCGTAATCGCCAAATACGCTTTTCATTGCATTGGCAAAATTTTCAATTGGCATAGTTTGATATGCAGAAAGCATTGATTCTGTTAAATGATCATAGGATTCTGCCGTAATAGTTACAGCCTTAGATATATCAATATTATTTTGTACTAGTACGCCTTTGCTGGATGTGGCAGTAAGAAATTCTTTTGTTGATCGACCTTTAACATTATTAGCCGCAGCATTTGCCGCAGCAACTGCTGTTTGTAACTCAAGGGCGCGTTGTTGAAAAGCATCAAGTGGGTCTTTAAAAGATTTTTCATCTATTTTTAGATTGAATCCAACTGCAAGGTCTTTTCTTCCAGTTTTTAACAAAATGGCGGCTATATCTTCCTTGGCATTTTTTTCACCAAATCCGGCAATTATATCTGACTGGTATCTATCAATTAATAACTTAACTGCGGCTTTCGGATCAGCATTCTTTATTTGTTCTAAGAAATTTTTCGTTCCTTCATCAGCCGCATTGCCATATGCCTCTGCAAGTTTATTTACACTATCAGTAGCCTCTTTTGTATTTTCTACAAGGCCAGCAATTGGATTCTGCAATTCATATACGCTTACTCCAAAATGCTCCGCTGCGACTGAACTTATTCTAAATGACTCTGTTGTAGCATCTCTAAATGCTACCCAATCACTATGAAGTTTATATAAAAATGCTCCTAGTCCTGCTAGTGCAGCAACTGCTGCTGTAGCCAATATTGCTGCTGTTGATAATCCAGATAGTAGAGGTGCCATAGACAATGCCATACCACCGTACATCATTGCATTATTACCCATAGACATACCAGCCATGCTAAGACCCATACCAGCCATACCAGCACCCATTTGTACCCCTGTACCTTTCATGAACATGGCTGCTCTCATAGCAGCGCCCTTGAGTCCAAGCATTGCTCCAGATGTTTCAATTGCCGCGCCAGACGCGGCATCAAGTGCTATGATAAGTCTTCCTCTAGAATCTAATAATTTAATTATTTGACTTCCATCGGCAAGATATTTTATGGATACATTTTCCATAGCCATTAATTGTTGATTTGTTGCAGATTGAATCAATGTTCCTCTGATAGCGGCTTGTTCAGCCTCAGTCATATTTGCTGCACCCTTCATCTGGGCAGTTTTTGCTGCAACTAAATCTGCTGCAATTGATAGTTCTGTAGCAGATATTTGTTGCTCTAAAGCAACACTTAACATAGAAGTAATTCCAGTTAATCTTGCTACTTCTGCTGCTGCTTTTTCAACAGCAACGGTGTCTACAGTTGTGGCACTTTCTAGTCTTGTTAATTTTGCCTGAGCAGAATTAAGTTTTGCTGTATATGAAGTATATGATGCACTCAGGGCATCTCTTTTCATTTCTTCAACTTGAGAGCCGTTAATTCTAAGTGCAGTTTCTACATCGATTGCTGATATTAACATACCTTGAGAATCAATAACTTGTATGAGCCTATTTCCAGCAGCATCAGTCAACGATTTGTATCTATTTCCTGAAGCCAGTTCCTCTTGAGTCATCATGGTACGAACAGCATTTTGTTCTTCTAAGGTTAATCCTTGTCTACGCAATGCAGTCATAACTCTTTTACGAGTAAGACTTTCTTCTCTAAGGGCTTGCTCATATCCTCCGAGAAGGGATTCAACTTCATCTATTTTAAGATTTAATTCTTTAACATTTGTTGAAGCCTTAATCATACTTGCAGCATAATCGCTGATTGAACCTTCTAAAACTTTATTTTTAGAGTCTAAAGTTATTAATGTTTCTTTTCCATCTATAAGTGCAACAATGTATGCAGTCTTTCCATTAATAACGGCATTGCTTATTTCTACTTCTTTTCCAGTATATTCTTTAGTAGCAAGCACCCTCTGTTGTATAGACTCTATTTCCTGTTCTTTAGAAACAACATATCCAGAGTAAAATTTATTATTTGCTCCAGCGGCGGCAGCAGATTCCAACTTCAAACTAGCAAGAAGTTTTTTCTTTTCAGCAACAAGCAGTTTAGATATTGCTGCGTCATCAGTGACTGTTGGCCCAGTCATAGTTGCTATTTGCGATGCATAATACTGGCCTCTAGTATCACTGAGCATTTTTTTCAATGGCTGTATTGTTCTACCCGGTCCTGCACTTCTAGTTCCTGCTGCCTGTGCTGACATTGTTGCCATCATTATTTGTCTTTGCACATCATCAGTTTCTGCCAAAAGTTTTATCATGAGAAGGTCTATTTCTTTTTCATACTTATCCTTCCCGCCCAAAACTTGTTCTATGATTGGTTGTAACTGAGCGACGGCAGATGCTCTAGTTTTTGTACTTCTAGACCCAAGTCTGTCAACAATTTTATTTAATTCTATTGCATCTTTTTCACTAAGAGTTTTGGCATGTTCAGCCAAAGCATTCATATTTACAAGGAATCTTACATGGTTATTTCTAAATGTTTCAACGCTTGGATATAATTGGGCCATTATTTGACCATTTTGTGCTGCCAGCCTTGCTTGATTTGGGTCCATTCCAACTAGGGCCGCTTGCTCAAGGAAGATGGTAGACCTTTGTGTGACCGCCTGCGCTTCCGACATTCTAAGTGTCACCATGTTATGATATTGATTCAATGATGTTTGAAGTGCGGCTGCTTGACCAGTTGTGAATATACCAGTTGTCGGAAAAAGTGTTGCGCCTCCCGGTCCCTTACCTATTAGGGCGGTTGCCTTTTTTAATTCAGCATTTTGCTCAAATGCCGGTTTTAATAATGATGCATTTGGATATGCGTGTGTCCATTGGGCTGTTCCAGTTAGAGCAAGATTTCTACCGCTTTTTTGTGTTGCAAGGCTTGCAATAATTGCAGCATTTGATGCTGCCATAGCGGCTGGACTAACATATGCACCAGTTCCACCCCACGGAGCAGCGGGAGAGGTTGGGCCTGCTCCTGCACCTCCCATACCGGCTGGTGGTCGTGCTACTCCAGATAAAGTGCCGGTTTTTGAAAGAGATATATATTCTTGTAATTCAAGATTCAATTTTGAGAGTGCCATTTTTACAATATCAATTGATCCAGCCTCTTTAATCATTTTTTCACTAAATAGTTCAGCAGCATTTGCTGCCGCTAATGATTCAGCAGTGGCTACTTTTCCAAAACCTCTAAATCCATTAGCAAGATTCTTAACAGTTACTAGACCTTTACCTAAGAATCCAAAGAAGTTTCCTAACAATCCGGCTGTCATTACTAAAGGACCAACTATTGCAGTTCCTAATCCTAAATATTTGACAAGGTTCAGTAGTTGTGGATTTTTATTTACAAAATTTGTTATTTTTGAAAAAAATTCCATTAAAGTTGTAAATATTTCTGTGAATTTTTCTCCAATTGGCACTAGCGACATGCGTAGTGATTCTATTGCTCTTTGATATCTACCACTTGCAGATTCAGTTACTTGTTTCATATTGGATGCTGCAAGTGCAGCAAGTTGTCCTGAACTAGCACCCATAAGTTCAAATACTCTAGCAGTTTGCGTACCCTTTGAATTTATATTGTCAAGTAGGGCAGCAATTCTTGCAAACTGGAACTTACCAAAAATTTGTTCAATTGCTCTTGCCCTAGATAATTTATCAAGTTTATTTAACTGTTCTGCTAGAAGTTTAAATGTTGCTACTGGAGTACCGCCAGTTGCATTAACTAGTCCAACTAGATCAATTCCAAGTTCTTTTATTGATTTTTTAGTTTCTTTTGTGGGATTAATAAGTGAAGCCATAGATGATTTAATAGCATTAGCGGCTTCAGATGCAGGGATACCAGCCTCAGCCATTGCAGCCATCATAACTGCCAAATCTTTAACTGAGCCACCAAGTTCATCAACAACTGGGGCGGCCCTAGGAATTGAGTCTGTAAGGTCTTGAAGACTTAGGCTTGACTGGTTTGATACACCGATCAGGAAGTCCATAGCCTGTGTTAAATCCTGAGTACTCATTTTAAAAACATTTTGTAATGAAATGGTTGTTTTTACAGAATCTTGTTGACTAACTTCTCCAAGAATAGCAATCCTACTTGCTTCTTTTGTTGCCGCAAGTAATTTAGGCCCTTCTAAACCAGTAGCAGCAAGGTCGGCGGCGAATGCCGCAGTTTTATCAATAGACTGTCCCCATGCGCTTGCAAGTTCTGAAGAAAGTCCAGTAACATCTGATCTTATTTTTTTAAGCGTAGAATCAGAAGCAGGAACAAGACCCGTTCCATATACCTTTTGCATTCTAACAAGTTCTTTGTCAAATTGAAGAAATGTCTCAGAGGCTTGTTTCCCAAACATCATAATTGGTAGAGTCAAGCCTACACTTAGTTGGCGACCGGCCCATTGAGTATTCTTACCCCATTTAATTAATTCATCTGCACCATTTCTAAGAGAAAGATTGTATAACTCCTGGTGTTTTTTGGCAATTGCAGTAGCATTAGCAATAGCATTTATTTTTCTTGGAGTATCTACATAAACTCTACCTTGAGTAAATGGATCAGTTCTCATAATAGATTGGCTTAATCTAACCTGTTGCTCTGCTAGTTGCCTTAGAGAACCTTGAGTTGAGTTAGACCCACGCTTGACAACATCAAAATACTGTCCAAGTTTAAGGGTTTGATTCTGTAGAGATTGACCAAATTTTTCTGTTACACCTTGAGTTTGAACAACACTTATATGAAATGCACCAGATGATTGAAATATTTTGTCATATTGAGCGGTCATTTGTTTCATACGAGACATTTGATCATTACTCATACCAACACCCATAGAAGAGTTATTGATTTGTTCAACGCTTCTACGAACTTGGTCTAACTGTGTCTTTAATTGTGAAAAGTTTCCAGTTGCAACAAAATTAAGTTCTACGCGACTCATATAAGATTACCCGCCAACTTTTTCATATCCAAGGCCCTGATCAATTCCAAACCCAACCTTTTCTGCTGCACTTCCATTGAGAGATGTAATATCTCTTGTAACTGTTTCTTCGTCAAGGTCAACTCCTTGCATAGCAGCGAGGAACTTGTGGTGTCTATGCTCTTTATCTCGCATAGATTCAACTGTAAGTATGAGTTCTTCAATTGTAAGTGATTCCTCAAGTTCATCATAATTTTTCCAATGACCAAGCAAAAATGCTTCTGACTCTAGGGAGGCTAAGTCTAGTTTGTCCCAACTAGAGCCGCCCCCAGTAGGTTTGGGTCATTAAGTTTAAGCCCTCCAGCCACTTCAAGAATTTTCATCATAGTAGGTACTTCAATAGACTCTTCAAAAATTTCTTTATCTTTTGCTAATTCTGGTTTAATTACTTCCATGCATACCATGCACGCTTCAATGAAAACATCCATTGCAGCAGTTTCATCTTCTATATCTGAATCATCTAGTTTTTTAATTACATCCATAAATTTTCTTAAATTTTTAATTGGTAATGGACGAACGTTAATAACATCACCGTTAGTCAATTGAATTTCTATTTGATCATATACTGTGGTTGCCAAGACTTCCTCCTAGTGTCATCTAAATTATAGCAAAGTAGTGCATTAAAACATAAAAGAAAGCCCCCGCCTTTTGAGCGGGGACAATCTTTAAACTATTAAGTTATATTATATTGCTGTGTATGCACTTGTGTAAATTCTGTCAAGAATCTTTCCATATTCTGAACCGTTCCACCCAGTATCTGGGAGGCAACGGAAAGTTACGGGGAATACTGTTGCTGAATCACGCTTAAGGCCATGTGCTACTGTATCCATAGATACAACACGACGGGCTAGGTAAATTCTTTCAGTAAAGTTTCCTGTTGTTGGGGCTGTATTACCAGCGGTTCCCCAGACTGTTCCTTCAGGAGCAGACTGGCTTACAGCAATAATTGCTCTTTCAATTGGTTCGGCACCAAGTGACCCTGCTCCGAGTGACAGAGTTGTACTGGATGCTGTGAAAGATGTAACACTCTGCTGACCGAAAGCAAGTTCCATGTTTTGGAGTGTTGCTTCAGTCAATGAAGTCTTCAGAGTCACACGAAGTGACTGCTTGAAAATCTTTGCAACGTCAAGTAATTGATCTACTGTAACTTCACCATAATTTGGTTCGTAAGAGATTTCTAAACCTTCTGTTGTAAGACCGGCCTCTCTCCAGTTTGTTGAATCACTTCTTAGTGTTTTTGCTGCACTATCTGTACTTGCACCAGTAATTGCTGATGCTGATGCACCCCACTCATTTGATGCACCGTTGTAACCGGGACGACTTGCTCCTGCACTGACACTAACAAATAGGTTGGCTGCACCAACCACCACGTTTCTAACGTCAACTGCCATTTATTTTCACCACCTTTATTTTATATATAATTTTGGGTGACACTTCCTCATTAACATAATATCATAGAAGCATCTGAAAGCATTATGTAGAATATCTTCCAAGGTGATTAATTTCTCTGACATACTGGTATGTGATTTTTACTGTACCAGCCTGAGTGCCACCTTCTTGATCACCATATTCTGGAGATATTATTCCATCTACATAAATTTTTAAAAATCTAAATATAGATGGTCTTGCAAAGTTATTAACATCATTTGCTGACTGATCAAATCTTCTAAAAACATCTTTAACCAATTCAAGTATTTCATATATTTTTTCATAATTAATTGCTAAAACATATAAATTAACAGTTTCCTGACAAATCCAATATTGATCATCATAGGATTCAGTTTCAATATCATAAATTATGTATGGAACACCGGGTAAAAGATTTTGAAACTCTGGAACTTGTTGTGCTGGAATTATTGGATTTAAATATGCATTAAATGATTCTGACCAATAATCATTAGCAGAAAGAATATTAGTATTTTTTAATTCATCCCATAAGTATGACCTTATATCTGAAAAAGCAATTTTAGAATAATTAGCCATTAAAAATCTCTCCTAGAATAATCATACTTTTCACATACAGAGGCTATACATTTTATAATATCTGATGAATCAAAATTGTTCTTACTCATTGTTTTAGAAATATCTTTTGAAAGATTTTCAAAAATTCCACTATTTACTATGGCTGGCCTTAACATAGTTTTTTCCCATTTGTTAGCAAATTTTTCTACAGCCCCAGTTGTTCCATCTCCACCGGGCCTTCTTATTGTAATAAATGTACCTCTACGCTTGAATACAATATCTCTTCCAGTTGTAGTATAAGCAATATTTCTTCTTGCTACAAAGGATAGGGGGCTATTAGATTCCATTGCCTCTGCCTTATTTTTGAAAACTGTGGTTCTTGTTACAGATTTTCCATTCGGACCCGGCCTCTGTAATCTTTTTGGAATAGGAACTTTTGTTTTTGATTTATTAAATCTAATAGATAATGTTATATTATTTGAGTCAGCACCAGATTTTAAAACAGTAAAAAGTCTAGAATTATTTACACCAACCTTATCCCATTCATAAATATGATGATAAACTTTTTTATTTGTTTTTGCAGCAGAATTTAAATCTTTTACAAATTTTTTTGCAGCAATCGATCCAGCAGCCCTTGTAACATTATTCATATTTCTTTTAGATGGCAAGTCGTCAAGACTTTTTGTTAACTTGTTCATTTGTCTTTTAAAATTATTTAAATTAATTTCAACCTGTATCATTATTTTGCACGTTTACCCTTTCTAGAGTTACGTCATAATGCGAAAGTCTGCCAAACGGATCGGTCATAGGGTGGCATGAAAATACTTCAAATATTGTTGGAGGGTTACTATTCAAATCATTTTGATTAAAAATTATTTGATTGTCTGATGATCTAATATTAGTGATTCTCCATCTTTTTGATAGTTGGCTTATAAACTTTCCTCTTAATTGTAATGATTCTTTATATCCAATAGGGCCATTAGAAAATTCTTTTCCATCGGCTCTTGTTGAAGCACCACTAGATTTAGCAGGTTCAATTAAACATCTGACTGTTTTTAAATATTCCCAGTGTCTTTCTATTGATCCAGTAGTAGGATTTTGAGTATTTTCTTGAATATATATATCTGCATACATATTCATTATTGTTGATATATATGAGTTATTCATATACATTATATGATCACGATTCCAACATTCTTATACGAATCAAGTATGGAATCAACGATTGAGTTTCCAGTTCCTACAAATGCCGCCGAGTTAATATCGAATGATATTTCACTAAGATTAACTTTACTCAAATACTTATTTCTCCATTGATAATCTCTAGATAGAATATCTCCAGCCAACATAACAGTTGCAGCACGAATATCTTGAGGAACGTTTTGCCATCCAATAATTCCGCTTACAGTATATCTTTTACCATTAACAAAACGATTTTTAGAAGTTGTACCGAATGGATCATATGCTCTGTTTACTGATTCATTAGGTGGACTTGGAATAAGAATTGTTTTTCCAGTATCACTTAATGTAAGATCATAGTCGCTTAATGAATTAACATATGGTGTTTTTTGATACACAAGAAATTCATTCTCATATATTGAACTTACAGAGAGCATTTTTTCAGTTAAGAATAATGTATCTGTTCCAATGCCATACATAGTTTGCTGTGAGTCTCTTTTGCTAAAAGTTTGCATAGTATAATTATTTATTTGTATTCTAGCAAGTCTTTCAGCAAAAAGTATCTGTTCCGGCTCTATGTAGTTTTCATCCGATGGGGCCTTTCCAATACTTAACTCATATATAATATCTGAAAGAGTAGCATATGGAGTTACAACGCCAGCATAACTATTTTCCTGTACTTGATATGAATTAAAACTATAGTTCCATTGAATTCTTAAAACCCTATCCACACTTGATAAATTTGGTGTAATTTGATAATAAAATTCTCCTGTGACGCCAGTTGCAATGGCTGAGCCACTTTCAATAAGTACATCAGTATCAGCATTATATACATTTATTGTTGGTGTACTGTCTGGATCAGTAGGAACATTATTTTTATATAAAATTATTTCATGTTTATGAAATGTGTTGGTAAAAATTTCATGCAACTAAAACGCCTCCGATTAGGAATAATATTCCTGAATTTCTTTTGGGGTAGCAAGCCTAAATCCACTTTCAGTATCAAAAATAAATTGTGCTTGATTCTCTGTCATTGCTACGAATGGATGGTCGCGGGTAAAAGTAAATCCAGCAGTTTGATACATACCATTTTGACGATCCATTTTTACTAGAACAGTATTTTGTCCATCAGTATCTAAAACTCTAAGTGCATCGCCAGCGACATAATCTGCTTCAATCATATCAGCAGGGTCTTCTTTTTCAATATCAGAAAATTTTTCATAAAGATCATATGTTACACCTTCTTCTTCAAGAAGTTCAATGATGGCTGCTTTAGATTTAGCATCTTCTAAATCTACGCCAAAACTTTCCGCTACTGATCGTAGTTCATTAATTTTTAATGATTGGAATGACATTTTTGTTCCTTTCTCTTTACGTCTAGTATACCAGAAAACAGAAAAGAGAGGGAATAAATCCCTCTCTTAACTGTGATAATAAAATTATCAGACGACGCTGGACTGCTTCCACTTTGTAACTGATGTGGGTGATGCGAGGGCACCAGAAGTAGAAGTCTGTGAAGACTGTACTGCTGTTCCACCAATTCCAATGTTGTGTACAACAACGTGGGCGTCAAGATTTTCAATTGCACAACCTACACGAATGAAGAGTGTGTATTCAATTGAATCCTTCTTGGGGATGAATGTGCGATATACAGTGATGTCACGCTTAATTCCAACAATGAAGTTCTGTGGGAATGTAAGATGAAGTTCACCAGTAGTTGCTGTTTCAGGCAAGAGGGGTACGTTGACAACGGGGATTCCGAAAGCGAATGGTGTCATTACGCCACCGGCACCATCGTTAGCGGCTACATCTCCACGAATAACACCTGAAGAGATGTCAAATGGTGTTCCAAGGTTCTGGGCACCAGTGTTCTTGGCAAGGTTGAACAGGTAATCCTGAACCAAGTTAGAACTTGTGAAGAA